TCACTCGCTCCGCATCGCCAATTCTGCTACGGAACGTTTGGTTTCAGGCGCTTTGCGCATGTCATTTAGCAGCATCATGGTGTGCCGAGGACGACGGTAGTATGTCTTGCGACGCCTGATTGTGTTGCACTTGTCGTACACACTCACGTACTGGTTGTAGATCGCTTGGAGTTCAAGCGCTCCAGCCTTTGACGGCTCAAGCATCATGCTGCCGCCGTCACGGCGGTTCAATTCGATAGGCTCAACCGCCCATCTATTGTAGCTGCCGTGCACATGCTGTGAACCTAGACGCTTAGCCTTTTCGGCCAAGAGGGCAACCGGTCCTTTAGACTTGCTCATGGATAATCACTCCGCGTTTATAATTCTAGGCCGCGCGACGTTTCCATCGCGCGGCCTAGCTATTCACTCTTCCGTCGTTGCAGGTCCTTACTGCGACGACGGCCCTGCCGTTCCTAGCGGCTCGGAATTTTTAGCTCCGGCACGTGACGGGAACGACCCGTTTCAGTGCCTATGCCTCCTAGCCTTTCCACCAGCGCTGGTATGCGGCCCGATCTAACGCTATCGCGTAACGATTGGCGCATTTGCTTCCCATGAGGTTCGCAATGGATCATACTCTCGACTGCCTATGCAGGTCCTTACTGCCAAGGCGAGCGGGGCTTTATCATCCGCCCTAATCTACCCTCGATCCATGTCAGGTCTACTTTTTCGTATCCGCGGCCTAACTCGACGGAAATCTGGATGGTATAGGGGAGCTATTCACTCTTCCGTCGTCGCAGGACGGTTTGCCCATTGTATTCAACTAGCACCATGGCGATCAGGTTCCCCCGTCCGAATTTATCGGGCAAAACCTGTTAACGTCGAAGCCTACGGCCCGTTCGCGTTATCCTTTTGAAACCTTGGGTCGCCTTGAGAAACGGTATAGGCTCGCGCCACTAAACACGTTTCGCACTCGTTTCCCGCAATCTCGTTTCAACAAAGCTTACGCCGATTTATGTGCTTCGCACTCGCACAGTGTCACGGCCCCATTGGCTTTGTCGGTAACGGTCTACCGCCGATTTGTTCCACGCTTTCCATGGCAACGGCGCTTGCGCATGTGGCGCTTGCTACCTTGCCAGCCTAGTGCAATCCGTTCTAATCGCGTGCGGCGTCATCCGACGTGCGCTGCGATACGTTAAGGGTCTTACATGCCGTTAAGGCGATGCCCGATTGCTTAGTCCATAGCACCAATCGCCGCGCCGTATGCAGGGAAACGGTATAGGCTCACGCCACTAAACGCGCGTCCCTCATTATCCTTAGGCTAGAACGGCATGGCGGCGTGATCACTCTGGAGTGACAATCGAAGGGAGGCCGGGCCTAATGGCCTGACGGGTGGCGGGTGGGGGGCCGGTTTCGGTGTTCGTGAAACCCCTAAGCCAAGAAAATCGAAGTACCCCCCTTGACACCCCTAAAAGAATGTGTTATAAAAAATTACAAGAAAAATTCTGGAAAAACAAATGGACGAGTACAAACTACAGTACACGCTGGAAGCCCCGCCCCGAATACCCGGCCTCTACGCCTTGAAGAACATGGTCGCCGGGATGATTTTCATCGAGGCCACAAAAAATCTCTACGCCCGATTTGCGACGTGGCAATCCGCGCTGAACAGGAACAGCCCGCAACTTTTCCCCGAGGGAATGGAGCCATATACCCGCAACCCAGCCGACTGGCGGTTTATTGTAATACACGAGGAAGAAGGAATTGCCCCTCAGAAACTTTGTGAAATGGAGAAGCAGGCCATCGCCAAGATCATGGCGCAACAGCCTGACAAGCTCATGAATGCATATTTCACACGTGGTGAACGTGCCTCCCGTCCGCCCCGTGCCCCCCGTACAACACCCAGTCCAGCCGCACGGTCTACCATAACCGACGCCAACGGTACCGTCATGACCTACAAACAAGTAGCCGCAGCACTCAATTTGCGTATAGGTACAGTGAAGCAGAAGCTGCACGACTTGCGCAAACGCGGCGTGAACACCATGACCCTAGAAGAGTTCGCGAAGCCGCTTGGTCCGTCTGGTCGCCCGCCCAAACATTGACAACCCCAGCCACCTGTTGTACAACCGTGCAATCATGTCAGCAGTAATCCCCCGCCGCAAGGCCACGGAGCCGGTCAGGCCCAGCCATCTCCCCACTGCGGTCGAGCAGCGGCTGAACCGGCGTGTGTTGCCGAGCGACACGCTGGAGGACTGGCAGGTTAAGCGGCTGGAGCGCATTGGCGTGGACAAGGACTATCTGGACACGCTCACCCCCGATGTCGTGGTCGTGCGTGCCGACCTGCCAGACGAGCCAATCCCGGAAACAAGGGTGAAAACATGGAAGCCGAGCACTTGAACAATAACGCTCCCGGCGATAACGTCAGTAAAGACGTGCTGCGGCGACGCAACGCCGAGCAGGCTGCCTACATCGAGCGCGTCAACGAGCAACTGAAGGTGGTCCAGCGCATTGCCATCCTCGCCGTCGCCAAGTTGGGGGGCACCATGCGCATCAAGGAGGCTGACTGGGACAGTGCAGCCGGGGCCGATATGCAGTGGCGCACGGTGCGCCTGCCAAGCTTCGCCCCGGAGATACACGTGGCGTGCACCTTGCAGGGCGAGTTCCTGAACACGCCTGACACGCCCCCGGAAACGCCCGAAACGCCCGTGTCGGGTAGTGTGAACTAACCCCAAACTAACTTTGGAGTGACAAATGCAGAGGCGTGACTACAGCAAGATGTCGCCAAACCCCGGCGACATACAGAACCGGATGAAGCCGCCAACCAAGGAGAGCACGATGGTGCAGCACGATACCAGCAATCCCGGTGACCCGGAGAAATTTGACCCAAACACACCGCCGCCCGGTGCCTCGATCATGCCGAACAGCGGCAATCCGGGTTCCCCCCACCCGGTTCCGCCAGACGGGCAGCCAGAACTTCCATTTGAAGACACGCCGCAGACCCCGATGGAGGGGTATCCACCGGAGCTTCCGCCCGGTGGCGTCGTCACCGATGCCCCACTTGACGAGATGCGTCCACCGGAGCCACCGGAGACGGCATAGCCCTCCCGGAGCAGCCCGAGCAGGCAGGTGCTCTAGGAGCGCCCGGAGGGCCGCGCACCCGGAGGGCTGTTACCCCTCCGGGTGTTGCACATACCCAAACCGTAGAACAAGCGGTAGCCATGCAAGCTTATCTCAAGGCGGCACATGACTGGGTGGTGGTCACGCTTGGCTTCAAGCGCGTCGCCCTGATCGACTTCACCCCGCCCGACAGCATGATCCGGGAGGTGTCGCCCGGTCTGTACGCCCGGCCCAACGGTGCCATCAAGACCGAGGTCGTCCTGTGGTTCAACCTGCGGAGCCGGTTCAGGCTGCTGTTTTCCGGCAAGGTGCACGTGGTCACGGTGGTGTGGGTGAACGACCCGGTGGTGGCAGCGGGGGACAGCATTTCGTGGGGGGTTTTGCCACCGTTCGACCCGCTGGACCCCAAGCTCAAGGTCTGAATATAACTCCGGAGTGACAAATGGGACTTGCAAGGGACGAACTTGACTTGGTGAAGGAAGGCAAGAGCATCCTCAACCGGTGCAAGCCGGACGAGCCGGTGTTCATACTGCGGGCGAAGGACCTGCTGGCCCCGGCTATGGTGGAGTTGTGGATCGCGGCGGGTATTGCGTTCGGGGTGGAGCAGGAAAAGGTCGAAGCGGCCAAATTCCTCGCCAAGCAGATGCGTATCTGGAGGGAAACCAACAACCCCAAGCTGCCCGACTAGGAGGGGCGATATGTTCACCGACGAGGAAATCAAGCTTGATCCGGTCCTCAAGTATTTCAGCTTCGCGCACCTGAAGTATCCGTTGTTGCACATCAGTAAGGAACACGCCGTGTTGGCGAAGTTCATCATCGACAACACGCCGCGCAACCCGGAGCGCACCGTCGCCCTGCGCAAGCTGCTTGAGGCCAAGGACGCGGCGGTTCGCGCCGCACTGGGGTAGCCCCGGAGAAAAGAGCGATGTCGGACGAAAACTTCAAGGATCACCCGGAGGTGGTGGCGGTGGCGGTACTGAGCACTGGGGGGTGGGGTGCTGCTGGGGCAGCCCCCGAAAACTTCAAGGACCACCCGCAGTCAATCGGTGAGCGCCGCAGCGAGGACGCTGGGAACGGTGCGTTGTGGACGCCGCGCGAAGCGATGATCCACGTGCTGCGCCTGATCGACAGCGGGGAGATCAAGCCGGAGGCGCTGGTCGTGTGCTGGTCGGAAAGCGACGACAAGCCGGGGGTGAAAACCACCAAGTTCCGTGCGTCGGCACCCGACCCGGTTACGTCTGTTGGTCTGCTTACCATGATCGCCCAAAAGATGGTGGGCGTGGCTTAACAGGAGAGGAACATGAACGGCTTTGGATGGGCGATCCGGCGTATGGAGGACGGTGGCAAGGTTACCCGCGCCGGGTGGAACGGCAAGAACATGTGGCTGGCGATCATGAAGCCCGGTATTGGTAGCGACATGACCTTACCCTACATTTTCATGTGCACCGGGACCGGCGACAGCGTGCCGTGGCTGGCGTCGCAGACAGACATGCTGGCGACCGACTGGGGGGAAGTGATATGATCTACCTGACGATGCTGGTGAGTGACCTGCCGGTGGTTCCGCTGGAGACTGATGCCCAGCGGATTTACGTGCGGATCGAGCAGGGGGTGCCGGACGGGTTCCGGGACTTCACCGTCGAGCAGATGGTGACTTACTTCTCCAGCGTGCGGGAGGTGATCGAGCAGGACCTGAACGCTATGTCCACGCCGATACCGGTGGAGCCTGCCGAGCCACAGGGTTCCGTTGTGAGCCAATCCGGCGAGCAATGAACTGTGTCTGCTGACCGCCCAGAGCAGCCAGACAGGCGTATTGCAGCGCGTCTGCGGGGTGACTGTGTTCATCTTTCTCTGGAAGAGGCTTACGCCTACCGTCTCGGGTTTTCGCGAACTTATAGCCGCCAGATAAAGCACGTACCAATTTGGGGCACCTTGAGCCGTCGATCAAAATCGCGGCTTCTCCGCCGCGCTGTTCGAGGAACCACGTCTCGCAAGCGCGAAGCCGTGCGTCAACATCGTTTGTGGGCGCGGGGAATGCGTCGAACCCGTTCCGTTTGAGCAGATCGAAGCTGGTTTCCTCGTATAGCGACGACTTGGCGATACCGGCAGGGTCACCGACGATGGCCTTGGTGTGGGCACGGTAGCGGTCACTGGTCAGTAGTGGCCGCAGTGCCGTCTGGATGTGTTTCTCCAGACCGATATTTTCGGCTGGTACTTCTCCAAGCACCAGCAATTGCCCTTTATGGTTGGGTTGGCAGATGATCGACCATGGATCGCGGCCAAAGTCCTGTCCGATAAGCAGAAAATGCCCCGGAGCGGGCCAAAGTTCCGGTTTCACGTGAAACGATTTAACGAAACTGTCTCTGAAGACAGCCATTCCGGCAGGATCGTCGCCAAAAAGTGCGTGGACGTAGCGTTTCACCCAGTTCTGGTTGATCGAACCGCTGGCCAGCTTTTCGTAATACTTCCGGCCTTGGGCAACTCGCTCCGGATCATTGAAAGGCAGTGCGAGTGTAGCGGGGTTCTGGTTCAGCCAGTTGAGGTTTTCGGCTTCCGGGGTCAAACCACCGGGCTGGTAGTACATCGCCCAGTCTTCCGGTGTAGCGACCTCCATGAAATTGTACCAGTCCGAGCCTTCTTCCGGAAAGTTGGTGTCTGCGATCACTCCCTTCCACGTGCAGCCGCCCAGTTTGGGGCCGGGGAAGCGTCCGCAGCGCCCGCTGAGCGGGTCGATCAGGGACAGGTCGATTTCGATGCACTCGTTTATCCACGTCCCTGTTAATTGCGAGGATAACAGTCGCCGCTGGTCGTCAACGTTCTCCAGAGGGATCATCAGCCACTCGGAGCGCACGTCCCCGAAAGTGACGAAAATCGTGTGTTCTGTGACCTTGTATTGGCAAATTCCGCGCAGACCTTGCAAAATGTCCTTCAAAACTGTCTCGCGAAGCTGTTTCAGCGTTTGACGGACAATTGCGAACCGGGTGTACCGGTAGCCATCGGGGGCTTTTTCCTGATTGCAGGCCCTGCGAAGCAACTCAAAAATGCAGGCCAGTGTCTTGCCGCTACCAACTGGACCGGCGATCAGCCGTCCGAACGCCTCACTGTTCATGAACCGCGAGCAGGTCGGGCTGGCCTCGTACTCGATCTTGATGTCATCCACGATTTATCACTCCGAAGTGACTACTTCCTCAAAAAACTCAAACGCGTCGGCGGTCGGGTTCGGGGCGAACTCTTCCTCCCAGTCGAAGTCGATCACATCAGGATCGCTTTCCTGAAGCACCTCCTGCTCAATGACTTGTGCGTCGCCGTCATACCCGACGTTCGTCTCACCGATCTTGATGTTGATGGTGACCCTTCCGGCAATGTCGCCAATCACCTTCTCCTGTGCTTCGAGGCCGGAGAACTTGCCCAGCAGCTTGATCAGTTCGTTCTTGTTCGAGAAACTTTCATTGGTGCTGTGCAGCAGCTTATAGCCTTCTTCAAGCCATTCTTCGATCAGCGTTGCCGACTTGAGGCGGATACGGGTGTTGGTGTTCGTGGCTGAATGCCAGTTCTGGCGCTCGGTTTCCACAAGCTCCTTGAATCGGGGCCACTCCTGAAGCTGGTCCCAGACCTCTTCGGTGATCTGGTATCGGGCTAGGATATCCGCGATGGGGTAGTGGTCGATTGCCACCTCACGGGCAAGCTTGACCACGTTGATATCCCGCCCTAAGTCTAGGGGTGCGATGGCATTCATGGTACACCTATTGACAGGTGGCTAAAATAGTGCTATCCCTAGTGTACCCCAATCCTGTCCACGCGTCAAATCAGGCATGATCGAAGCGATCCCGACCACTGTCTCGACGCATCCAACGCGCCCCGCACTGCGCGTGATTGGAGGCACGGCCCTCTCCCAGATGTACGATGAACGGGACCGTGCCGAGGCTGAACGCAAGAAGCGCGATGCCGTCGTGAACGACCCGGTTATGACTGACCTGTCGTCATACGTCGGCACTCAATATGAAATTTTCGCTAACCACCGCACAACGAACGCTGGCTGGGCCAATAGGCTGTTATCGGCGCTTCGGACCTTCAACGGTCAGTACGATGGTGCTAAACTGGCAGCGATACGCCAGTTCGGCGGCAGTGAAGTCTACCCCCGCATAATCGCGATGAAATGTCGCGGAGCCACGTCCCTGCTCAGAGACGTGTACCTGTCATCGGAGCGGGCTTGGGGGATTGCGCCCCCGGCTGACCCCGATGTACCGGTTGAAATCCAGCAAGCTATCCAGCAGCTTGTCATAATGGAAATCACCAAGCTGGCACAGGCAGGCCAGCCGGTGGACCAGTCGGCGGCGCGGTCGCGAGCCAGCAACCTGTTCTTGGCGGCGCGGGAGGCCGAGAAGGTCAACGCCAAGCGGCGGGCCAAGCTGACTGAAGAGAAGATCGAGGAAATCTTCGTGGAAGGGGGCCTGTACACCGCCCTCTCCGAGTTTCTGGTCGATCTACCGCTGTTCCCGTTCGCCTGCATCAAGGGGCCGGAAGTGCGGGTGGTCCCGCAGGTGCGGTTTATGAACGGAACCGCACAGGTGACCCAGCAGCCGAAGCTGTTCTGGTATCGGGTTTCCCCGTTCGACCTGTACTGGACGCCGGGGGCGTCAAGCATCGAGCAGGCTGACGTGATCGAGCGCGGCAGGATTACCCGCGCCGAACTCAACGACTGTCTCGACCTTCCCGGCTACAAACAGGAGGCTGTGAGGGGTGTTCTGGATGAATACGGGGCGGGGGGCATAGCTGACGACTGGGACTACACCGACACGGAGCGGGCGCTGTTCGAGAACCGCGAGAACCCGCGCTGGAACCGTTCGGGCATGATGAACACCATGCGGTTCACCGGGAACATCCAAGGCAAGATGCTCTTGGACTACGGCATGGACGACCCGGCCATCGTCGCGGACCCGCTTCGGGACTTCAAAGTGGAACTTTGGAAGATTGGACGCTGGGTGATCAAGTGCCAGTTGATCCCCAGCCCCCGGCAGCGGCATCCCTATTTCATAACTTCGTTCGAGAAAGTACCGGGAACGCCTGTAGGGAACGGCCTCCCGGATATCCTGTCGGACATTGAGGAAACCGCAGCAGCCACCCTGCGGGCGCTCGTCAACAACATGAGCATCGCGTCTGGTCCGCAAGTGGTCGTCATGGACGACCGGTTGGCCCCCGGCGAGAACGGTGAGCAGCTATACCCGTGGAAACGCTGGCACGTGAACAGCGACCCCGTGGGCAACAGCAACTCCCAGCCCCCGATATCGTTCTTCAACCCGCAGAGCAACGCGCAGGAGCTTCTGGGCGTCTATCAGTCGCTCAACGCAATGGCTGACGATCTGTCTGCCATCCCGAAGTACATGGCCGGGCAGGGCATGGGCAGCGGTGCTGGACGCACATCGTCTGGTCTTGCCATGCTCATGAACAACGCCGCGAAGATACTCCAGACGGTTGCGGCGAATATCGACCGGGATATCTTTGAGCAGCTACTGTACTCGCTGTTCGACATGCTGATGCTGACCGACAAGGAAGGTCTGCTGCTTGGTGACGAGAACGTTCAGGTGAAGGGTGTCAGCGTCGCCATCCAGAAGGAAACCGAGCGGGTACGCCAGCTTGAGTTCATGCAGATCACACAGAACCCGGTTGACGCCCAGATCATCGGTGTTCCGGGTCGTGCGAGCCTGCTTAGGGCGGTCAGCAGCAACATCGGACTGGACGGCGAAAACATTGTTCCCACGGCTGAAGCCATCGAGCAGCAAATGTTCGCGCAGGCTCAGCAGGCAGCGGCGGCGCAGGCCCAGACACCGGCAGCCCGTGCCGACGAAAAATCGAGGGCGCTGGACGCACAGGGGCAGGCACCGCCCAGTCCCGCGCAGCCAGCCCAGCAGCAACCACAAGCGCAACCGAGCGAGCAGCCACGTGCTGACACGGTAGGGTCATAGCAACAGGAGACAACCATGCCGCTTTTGCTTGACAATGAGGACGTGGCGCACACTTTCGTCAGTTCCACGGTGCTGACTACGGTCGTGACCGTTGCCAACTACACCATCGCGGATCATGACGTTCAGGTCACCGATCTGCTGGGCCGCTCCAGCGCAACGAAGACACTGGCGATTCGATTCCCGCGTAGTGTACCCGCCGATCTACGCGGGGGAAGTTCTGAAGCAACCGGAAGAGAGGACTTTGGTCATGAAGGGTAAGAGCAAGAACCGCAGTTCGCCCACGTTCGCCAAGGGCGGCGGTAATTCTATGGTTGGACAGCAGCACGCAGGCCCGCAGAAGCCGGGCACTACGGCGCACGACATCTCTGGCAGCGGCGGCAAGTGGGCGTCCGGTGGGCGCGGTTGCATGGTCGGCAAGCAGTCGGCGGCACCGGCCAAGCCCGCCTAATCACTCTGGGGTGATAATGGCGGAACAGGTCAAAGCGGAAGAAAGGCTCGCGCGGTTCGTGGCGGGCCTTTCCCCCCACATGCAAGTCGAGTTGTGGAACGCTTTGCAGGGATACCACGAACAGTTCTACAACGAGTTGGTCGCAGCATCAGGTGAACAGCTTCCGAGGTCACAGGGCAAGGTGCAGGCCATTGAGGTTATCAACACGACAATCCGGCACTGCCGGGATATCGTGGAGCGTGTAGACAGAAGGCGGATGGCAAGTTCCCCGCCAAACAATGGGCAGAAAGTCATATGAGTTCTGGTGGGCAGGCCCCGATTGACACGAACGTCGTCATTCCGCGTGGCGTGAAAGCTGCGTCCGAGCGTTCTGAAGCTATTCACAAGCAGGCGTACAGCACGGGTGAGGCCGCGCCTCCCCAGAACGGCGCTACGCCTCCGCCAGTGGCCGCTACGCCCCCGCCAGCGCCGTCCCCGCCAGCGCCGCCCCCGGTGGCCGCTACGCCCCCACAGCCACCGCCTGCTCCTGTACCGCCCCCGGAGACAGCGGAGGACTGGAAGCACCGTTACACGTCGTTGAAAGGTCGTTTCGACCAGCAGGCTGGCCAGCTTGCCAACGCCAACACCCGGCTGACAAGTCTCGAAACGCTCGTGGCTGGCTTGCAGGCACCCAGACAGCCAGCGCCACAGCCCGCCCCACAGCGCCGCACCAAACGTCTCACTGACGAGGATGTGAAAGAGTACGGCGAGGACTTGATCAAGGTCGTGCAGAAGGCGGCGCTGGATGTCGTCGAGCCTGTGCTTGACCAGCGGGTGACTGGCCTGCGCACGGAAGTGCAAGGCAAGATCGACACGGTTGCTGCAAAGGCGACCAGTGCCGAGCGTGAGAGTGCCAACAGCGCCCACCAGCGTCTGCTGGACTATCTGGACAAGAACCTGAACACTTGGAGGCAGATCAACCATCATCCCAAGTTCCACACGTGGCTCTCCTTGACAGACCCACTGAGTGGTGCTATACGTAAGAACCTGTTGAACGATGCAGTCGCCAGAGGCGATGCCTCCCGAGCACTGACGTTCTACAAGGCGTTTCTAGCTGAAGAAGGTGTACCGGCCCCTGCAAACGGCAATGGTCAACTACAGCCCCCACCCACTCCCCCAGCGGGTAATGGCAACGGAACTGGAATTGACCTTGCATCGTTGGCGGCACCGGGCAGACCGGCAGCATCGGGCACAGCCCCCACGGCCCCCGACAGTGGTAGCGGTGAAATAATCACTCGCGCTCAAATCTCTACTTTCTACGCCAACAAGAACCGTGGGATGTACTCGCCTGAAGAGGCGGCGAGGCTCGAAGCGGAAGTCTTCAAGGCAGGCAGAGAAGGGCGCGTTCGTTAACTCTCGGAATGGGGACTGAAAATGGCCTTTGGCGTCGCAACAGGGGGTACGACCCCTCCGATTTGGCCTACCGGTTCGTCCGGTAACGGCCTCTCAGCAGCCGGGTTCATCCCGGAAATCTGGTCTGGGAAACTCATTGAAAAGTTCTACCACTCCACCGTCCTCGGCGCGATCAGCAATACCGACTACGAGGGCGAGATCAGGAACTACGGCGACAAGGTGATCATCCGCACCAAGCCGACGATCACCATCAACGACTATCTTGCAGATGGCCTGCTCGCCGTTCAGCGGCCCGCTGGCAACTTCGTGGAACTCAACATCGACAAGGCGAAATACTTCAACACGGCGCTCGACGACGTGATGGAGAAGCAGTCGGATATCAACAATCTGTCTCTCTGGGCGGACGACGCTGCGGAGCAGATGAAGATCAAGATCGACACCGACGTGCTCCTTGGAATGCTCACTGCTTGTGCGTCGGCCAACCGTGGCACAACGGCGGGCGCAATCTCGGCGGATGTCAATCTCGGCGTCACGAGCACCCCACTTGCGGTGGTTCCTCGGTCGCCGGGGGTTGGCGAAGTCGAAATCGTGGACGTTCTCCTTCGTCTCGGACAGGTCCTCGACGAACAGAACATCCCCGAGAGCGGCAGGTGGGCGATCCTTCCGGCGTGGGCCGGGACCATGATCAAGATGTCCGAGATGCGGCAGGTGTACCTCACTGGCGACAGTGTGACCATGCTGCGCAACGGGCGTCTCGGCATGATCGACCGCTTCACCATCTACATCAGCAACCTGCTCCCGAAGGGACCGATCACCGGCCCTCCGGCGCTGGCGGCTGGTGAGTGGGTCATCTACGCGGGGCACCCCCACGGGCTGACCTTCGCGAGCCAGATGACCAACGTCGAGACGATGCGCTCGGAGATGTCGTTCGCGAACCTTCTTCGCGGGCTTCAGGTCTACGGGTGGAAAATTCTCGACAGCATTGCTCTCGCACAGGCCGTCGTCACCAAGGCGTAGCATCACTGACGCCTATGGGGCAGGGGGAGTGGTGGTTCACTCACCGGCACTCCCTCTCACTCCAGAGTGATTATTCGAGGGCGGCATGGCGAACGCGCTGGACACAGTTGCGGATTACGTGCAGCAGGCACGGGTGCTCCTTCAGGACACCTATGGGCCTGCTTACCGCTATGCATCCATCGACATAGTGATGGCATTGAACCTTGGGCTGATGCGGGCGCGTCAGCTTCGAGCCGATTTGTTCATTCTCACCGATGGCGTGGTCCCGTATTTTAATCAGGAAAATGCCTCACCTGTGCCGTTTGAAGTGATGTATCGGCAAGGGCTGCTCAACTGGATCATAGGGCAGATCGAACTCCGCGACGCTGAAGGTAGCCAAGATGACCGGGCTGCTGCCTTGCAGAACGCCTTCGTCGCCCAGCTTACTGCCGGTAATGTCGATGTGAACGCTGGAGGCGGGTAATGGACTACATCACCCGGATCATGGCGAACGCACGTACCAGACTGACTGGAGTGGTTGACGACGCACTCCGTATGGGGCTGTTCGAGGCAGTAGACGAATTTTGCCGTGAGACAGACATATGGCAGGAAGATATTGCGTTCGACACGGTGACGTACACTCCTGATCTGGTCTACGATCTGGTCCCGACCGAAGGGACGATACTTCGGCTTATTGCGCTTAAAGTAACTGGGCAGACAGGTTCTCTGAATGGCACAATGCGCGTTCCGGGTGAGCTAAAGATAAGCTCAATGTTGAACGCTGATGTCAACGTGACCGCTACTGTCAGTCTGTCTCCAATCGACCCGGTAGAGGTTGGTAGTGAATTTCCTGTGATTGACGCGTGGATTTGGCAGCGGCACTTTACTGCGCTGACTGACGGGTTGATTATGAAAATGGCGTCGCAAGTGGACAAGCCCTACACCAGTGGTACGCTTGTTGAGTACCATGGCAGGCGGTTCCGCAATGCGATTGGTGTGGCCCGTGCCGACAACATCAAAGCCAACTTGGCTGATGGGCAGGCGTGGCAGTTCCCTGACTTTGCCGCGCAACGTAACTCAAGCACTCAGGTAACCTGATGGCTCTGCAAATCACCCATTCGTTCCAAAGCCCAAAACTGGATGGGCCGGACCCGACCGTGGTCCGTCCGTCCAACTGGAACGCCAATCATACGATTGCCGGTACTGGTTTCTTTGTTGCCGGTATGGTCATCGACTGGCTTGGGCATACTACGCCCGCTGATTTTCTTGAGTGCTACGGGCAGTCAGTAGCAGCAGCTTCATACCCGACCTTGTTTCAGAACTTAGTCAAATCCGATACGGTTACCTTCACTATTTCGTCACCGGGAGTGGTGAACTGGACTAGCCACGGGTTAGTGGTCAACTCCAAGGTTAAGTTCCGGAAGAACGGTGTGGCGACTTTCCCGACTGGGATCACGGAAAACGTTGACTACTACATCATTTCAGCAGGTTTTTCAGCGTCGGCTTTTCAGATTTCCGCAACGGCGGGTGGGGCTGCGATAAACTTCACTGGCAGTCAGTCTGGTGTTTTCACCGGGGTTAACGCTCAGTACGGTGTGTCAACTGACTTGTTGACGTTCACTGTACCTGATCTGCGTGGCCGGGTGACGGCTGGGCTTGACACCATGGGTGGCTCCGCTGCCAGTCGTCTGACTAGCCCACTGAACGGTGCCGTGCTTGGCAATTCTGGTGGTGCACAGACACATACGCTGGTAGTGTCGGAATTGGCAACACACCAACACAACAACCATCCACCGACTGCGGCTGGCAGTGCGACTACTGTAAGCGTAACAGTTGACAACGGTGGTGGGTTTACCCCGGCTGGTTCTATAAGTAGTAACGGTGGGTTTACTCCAACCGGCACGTTGAGCAGCAACGGCGAACACACCCCGGCTGGTTCACTAAGCAGCGATGGGGCGCATACTCCGGCTGGCTCAATTGGATCGGAGGCGGCGCATACTCATAGCATCGACCCGCCACCGACGGCAACGTCAGCGGCAGGGGCTGCGGCGGCACACACTCACCCCATCCCTGTGCTCAGTGGTACGGCTCAGTCTGATGGCCTTCATACCCACCCGCATACACTTTACGCTTCTTCTGATGGTTCACACTCGCATCATTTTTCAGGTGACACAAGCGACACCACTTCTGGCGGCGGCAATCTGGACCGCATTGTCCGTCTTACAAACAGCGACACAGGTGAGCAGGACAAGGTGACTTCGACTGGTGGCAGCCATACACATGACTTGGCCGGTGCCATTTCCAATAGTGGATCACATACCCACACCGTTTCTACAGGTGCGTCCAATACCAATTCGGGTGGTAGCCTTCTCGACCATACGCACACTGTGAACATTAGTTCGTTCACGAGTGCTGCTGGCAGTTCACATACGCATACTTGGACCGGCACCGCCGTACCGGCGCACACCCACACTTTCACCGGCACCGCCGTACCAGCGCACACCCACACTTTCACTGGTGACGCTGTGTCGGCGCATAGCCATACATTCACCGGTACGCCAGTTTCAGCACACACGCACACCGCAAGTGCGTCTGGTACTGTGACTTCAACGATGGCCGACTTCTTGAGTGATGCCGCTGGTAGTGACGGGGCGCACAATAACTTGCAGCCGACATTTATCACTCGGAAGTTAGTATACGTGGGGTAGCTACATGAACCTGACACCGACAGATTTCCAGAACTTGCTCATGGACAACGGCTTCCCGTTGCCCAAGTTTGGCGCGGATGGACACTGGGGAACTGAGACGAGCAACGCCATACAGGCGTGGTTCCGTGCTGAAACCGATCTTCTAAACGCAAACGCTCCTGCGTTGCCAAACAGCAGCGGCATTGTTCCGGCTGACTGGATGCCGGATTGCACTATGGACCGGGTGATCATCCACTGGACAGCCGGGGCCTACGTTGCCAGTGAGAACGACCGTGAGCACTACCACATCCTCGTTGATGGCAATGGCGATCTGGTCAAGGGCAAGTACCCGATCACTGCCAACGTCTCGACTTCGGATGGCGACGGGTACGCCGCTCATACCAGAAACGCCAACACCCGGTCTATCGGCATCGCAGTTTGTGCGATGGCCGGGGCGGTTGAAAGTCCGTTCAATCCCGGTCAGTACCCAATGACGCAGGAGCAGTGGCAGACGCTGGCGCAGGTCGCCGCTGACCTCTGTCGCAGATATTTAATCCCGATAGGCCCGAGAACTGTGCTTAGCCATGGCGAGGTGCAGGGTACGCTTGGCATAGCACAGTCAGGCAAGTGGGATGTCAACAAGCTTCCGTGGGACCCACAGGCTAACCCTATGCTGGTCAACGACTGGTTTCGCCAAGAAGTCGTTGGGAGGCTTTAGTGCCGAAGAAGTACGAGGAAATTCGTGACAGCCTCAAGCGTCGGGGTGCGTCCGATACTGAGGCTAAGCGGATTGCTGCTGCTACCTACAACAAGCAGCGTAAACCGGGTCAGCGCCCTGTGACGGGCAAACACAAGAAGGAGAAACGGTAATGGCATCGAAAGCACACAAGGTCGTTGAGCCGGCTGAGCCGGTAGGGCCAGCGAAGACGCTAGCCGAGGCCCGCGCCCAGCAGGCGGCGGAGAACGCGGCTTTCGCGGCGACGAACGCCGCGCTCATAGCCGAGGTTGAAGCTCGCGTGGACGCCGAGCCGAAACCCAGCAAGCGCACCGAAGCCGAGATGGCTCGCGGCAGCGGCAAGAAATAATCACTCTGGAGTGAGATATGGCTGAAGTAAAACGAGTAGCGAAGACCGCCGAGGCCGGTGGAATAACCAACGTGGCTCCCGCTGATCCGGCCATTACGATCACGGAAGTCAAGCCCAAGCCGATGGTCGAAGGAATGGAAGTGGGCGACTACGTTCCCTCTGCTGAAGACTTGGCGCGGCTTGCCAAGAACAGCGCCGCTCCGTTTGCAGGGCAGGCGGAACCGCCCCCGGAAGTCCCTCATACATCCACGCTGATTGCTCCGTCTAGGGCCAAGCAGACCATGGCTGAAATGGAGCGCGGCAGGGTGATTGTGGAAGAGAGGACCAAGCTCCGGGAAAGGCAGCTTGCTGGAGGGTAGATGACCGTATGGAAGGTGCAGGGCTTTGGAGGGATGGTTCCGGCATTAGACCCACGTCTTTTGCCGGATACTGCTGCTATGTACGCGCAGAACTGCCTACTCAAACCGGGCAGTATCGGTCCATTACCAGAACCTGAAGCCTTGCACACTTTGGGGGTCGGGGCGTCGTTCGCCTACAGGCTTCCAGCTTCCTACGCTGATGCGTCCTTTCTGTACGGTAGCACGTACATGGAGTTTAATGACCCGGATATGATGGTGATCCGGGCACCGGTCGTGGACGATCAGTATGACCGGTATTACTTCGTTTCCCCCCAAGAACCGCCAAAGTACAATACTAGGGCGCGGATCGACGCTTCCCAGCCAGCATGGCTGCTCGGTGTTCCTGCTCCCAGTGTGGCCCCGATTGTAAACTCGTCTGGTGGCGTGTCTTCCACACTGGAAACGCGGAGTTACGTTTATACGTGGGTTACCGATTACGGTGAAGAAGGCCCACCAAGCCCCAGCACGGAGCATACCGACAAGATCGACGCTTCGCCGTGGGTGATTACCTGTGCGTTGCCTACTGCGGATGACATGGGGGTTGATCGAAACCTGACTAAGCTGCGGATTTACCGCACAGTGACAACTGCGGAAGGCAGTGCTGCGTTCTATCTTGTCACTGAACTAACTCTCCCCACTGTAATTTTCAATGACACGCTTAGCAGTGCTGTAGTGTCGTTGAACCCGCAATTGGAAAGCACGCAGTGGGCGGGGCCACCATCAGACTTGTCAGGTTGGATACTAGCCCCGAACGGCTTCATTGTGGGCTGGCGTGGTACACAGTTTGCCGAGATATGGTTCAGCGAACCGTATCGCCCCCATGCGTGGCCTGCTGAATACACGTTGGTAGTGGAGTACCCGATTGTCGGGATGGGCATAAGCAATCAGACTATTGTTTGTTGCACAGAGGCTTACCCTGTCAGTTTGCAGGGTGTCCACCCGCATTACATGGAAGTCAACAAGCTTGTGAACCACGAGCCGTGCATGGCGCGTGGCAGCATTCTAAGTGGGCCGGAAGGTGTGTTCTACGCTTCCCCGAACGGACTGGTGCTGGTCACCCCCGGTCTGGCCGAGAACATAACCAAAGGCATCATCGGCAAGCGGGACTGGAACGGACTGGTCAAAGTACCAAGGTTGCGAGCAGCGCGGCTGGGTACGGCGTACTTTGCTTACGGTTCTGTCCAGATCGGTGTGTTTCAGGACGATGCTTTCCAGATTGACGCGTTTGCTACAGAAGACGTTACCGGTGCCCTCACAGGGGTTGTGATTGACCCGACTTCTGACCGGGTGTCGTTTTCTATGTTGCGGCAGGATACGCCGGTTGATAATTGCTACAATGACCCATGGTCAGGTGAGGTAATTCTAATATCTGATGGTGAGGTGCAGTGGCTCGATATTGTTACTGAGAATGTTACCTACCAGTCATATCTGTGGAAGTCCAAGATTTGGCAAAACTCTTATGAACGCAACGCGGCGGCGTGTAAAGTGTACTGGGACACCGCTGTTGGCTTATCCGAGAACCCAGTGGCTATGAACCCAAATCCGAACGAGATAAGGTTCTACGTCAAGGGTGGGAACTACCTTCAGGACACGCTTATTCTCACACGTCCACTGGAGGTGCCGGGCGAGTTGATAAGGCTTCCTTCTGGCGGGAAGTACGACTATATCAGATTTGAAATTGAAAGCACCTACCGTATTTTGAGTGTTCAGTTCGCTACTACGGTGAAGGAACTGGATGCTGCGTAGTAGGGAAACGTCATGACACAAGACCCCAAACTAAGGGCCATTCCCTACCCGCAACCGACGCTGACCAGCATTCATGAGGCTGTGCTGGCGTTGAAGGTTAATGTTGAACAATTGGCTGGAATGCGCGGCCACGATATTGGCCGGTCAATACGGCATGAAGAATTTCATGACGCGATTGATCCAATTCTCAGGGAGTTAATATCACTCCAGAGTGAGATTGACGGCATCGTTATCAGTCCACCAATGGCGGCGGCATCAACTACTGAAGTTCTGAATGGTGTCGAGACTAACAAGGCAGTCACCCCTGATGCACTAGCTGCACTATGGGAAAAGGGTGCTGACGTTGCCAGCGCTGCTACGATTTCGCTGGGCGAAGGTGGCTACTTCGTCATTACTGGCACCGCGACCATCACCGATATTGACTTCGCTACCCCTAAGAATGGGCGGTATGCGTGGCTGCGCTTTGCCGATGTGCTCACGCTTACACATAACGCTACCACTTTGGTTCTACCGAGCGGCGCAAATATCACCACGGCTGCTGGTGACCATGCACTTGTTGTGCAGGATAATAGCGACAACGTATATGTGGCAGGCTACATCCGTGCCGATGGGCGGGCATTGACTGCCCCGGTTGTAGCCAGCACTACTGATGTTCTGACTGGCACCGATGCAGTCAAGCCCGCGACCTCAGACGCACTAGCTGCACTATGGGAAAAGGGTGCTGACGTTGCCAGCGCTGCTACGATTTCGCTGGGCGAAGGTGGCTACTTCGTCATTACTGGCACCGCGACCATCACCGATATTGACTTCGCTACCCCTAAGAATGGGCGGTATGCGTGGCTGCGCTTTGCCGATGTGCTCACGCTTACACATAACGCTACCACTTTGGTTCTACCGAGCGGCGCAAATATCACCACGGCTGCTGGTGACCATGCACTTGTTGTGCAGGATAATAGCGACAACGTATATGTGGCAGGCTACATCCGTGCCGATGGGCGGGCATTGACTGCCCCGGTTGTAGCCAGCACTACTGATGTTCTGACTGGCACCGATGCAGTCAAGCCCGCGACCTCAGACGCACTGGCGGCGCTGTGGGAGAAGGGGTCGAATGTCGCGTCTGCGGGCACTGTGGCGCTCGGCGAGGGCGGGTTCTTCCACATCACCGGCACGACGACGATCACTGACATCGACTTCGCGACGGCGAAGGACGGCCGGTTTGCGTGGGTGATTTTCGATGGCGCGTTGACGTTGACGCACAACGCAACGACGTTGATTCTACCGGGGGGCGCGGACATCACGACTGCGGCGAACGATCGTGCTCTGTTCATTCAGGACGCCTCCGACAACGTTATTTGCTTGGTCTACGTCCCGGCAGCCGGCGTGTCGTCTGCGTGGCAAACCATCCTCGCACAGACGACCCCGACCGGCACCTATACCCCGACGCTGACGAACACGACGAACCTTGACGCGAGCACGGCCTACACAACACCGTATGTCAGGATTGGAGATCGTGTGATCGTCTCTATTACTTGGGATGCGAACGCGACGGCGGCGGCTGGCACAGGTACAGTCATGGGGGTAAGCTTGCCTATAGCGTCAAACTTCATCGCAACGGGTGACTGTCAAGGTGCAGGGGCGATGAACACAGCGGCGGGTTCGGCTGCATATACTGGTGTCATAGTAGGAGCCGACGCAGCAAATAATCGTGCGACATTTACCTGGCGATCCGGGTCAACGGCCAACACAAACGGGGCCGGCATTTTCATGTATCAGGTGCTCTGATGGCCGCGCTTGCCGGGCTCCTTGATGAATGGGTTCAGCGGGAAGATGGCCGCTGGCACCGCCCAGACCATCCAGAGGATGGGGTTATCACGCTTCGCGAAGGTCTCACGTTCAACGACTACTACGCCAAACGCGCCGAGCCGGAACCTTTGCCACCGCCCGGTCCCATTCGTGCCGAACTCGACGCGCTCAAGGCGCGGCTCGACGCTGTTGAGACGAAGGCAGAATCCTTAACCGCATCCGTCGTAGAACTCGAGGCCAAGGCGGCCGACGTCGCGCCGGAGCCGGAGGCA